CTTTCAGTTTTGCAACATCGCCATGCGGATAACATTTCAAAATCGGAAGCAAAGGTGATTCGTCATCGCCAGAAAACTCTGTCGCACCAAATGACCAACGGCAAAGAAAGCAATGCTTCATGGCGCAACATCAAGCAATCTGGATTTGACTTCCAACAATCCGTCGATGTGTTTTTTCATTCTTGCCCGATAATCCCTGAAAGTTTCGTTGGGTAATACACGCAAATGCGACGGCGCTTTTTTTTCTACTTCACCCACCACAAAATCAACCAGCGTTCTTGTCAATACAAATTCATACCAATGAAAATCTTTCGCATGATTTTTCAGCGCCAGCGTAATGCGGGCGAGACTTGAACCGCCTTTGCCATGGTGATAGCGGCAATTCCAGCCGGTGGTGTAAATCTGTCCGTGCCATGGGCATCCGTAAATTTCACAAGGGCCACCACCCAACTTGGCTCGAGGTGCAGGTTTGTCATCTGGCGTATCCAGACTGAAATTAAGTTTATGCACCATGATATTTTTTCTCGTAAATTTTTACGAAATTGGATTCGCGTGTCATCCATTCCAGATCAGCGACAAAGCGGCGCTTTCCCGCAGGGGGATCGGTAGCACCTGTCAAAAATTTTGACTTGCCGATGAACGTGAAAAAATCCCGCCACGTATCCAGATCAGGAATGGCCCCTGACTTCCAGCGCGCAGCGATGTAGGATTTCCGGGTGTTCGTCAGCACACCTACCCTCGGACACATCGGGAGGATTTCGTGATACAGGGCGACGATTTTTTTGTACGGGATTGAATCTTTCGGCGGCGGGGAGTCACAAACTTGTGACGACGAGGATGAAGCGTCAGCTTCATCCGATACAGAATCAGGAATCAGTGAATCAGGGTTCAGTGAATCAGGATTCAGTGAATCAGGGGGTAGCGGTTCCGTTATTGCACGGTTATTTAACGGTGGTTCCACCGTTATCGGCTCTGGTATTGGTTTTGCAGGCAGTTCCGAGGGCTTCTCGGTAATATGTGGGGACTGGTGTTTCTTGAAAGTGACAATCTGGATGACGGCTTGAGTGCCAACTTTGTATCTGTCAATAAATCCGTGTTGTGCAAGCACGGTTAAATAACCGGAAATATCCGTTATGTCACGGCGCGCCGGGAAAGCTTCCGCCAGAATGCGGTCTGGGCGGTCTTCCAGCCGTCCTTCACGATCAGCCAGCATCCAGAGACTGATAAACAGCAGGGAAATGATTGGATCGAGTTTTGCCAATACCTCATTGGTCAAAAATTTGGGCTTTATATTCCGTGCGCGTGCCATTGACCCCTCCTTGAAAGGCAGATGACGATTTCAGGATTTTTTCAATTTTGCTTGTTTTGCGATGCGGCGATGGTAGGGAGCCATTAAAGTTGTCACAGTCAAGCGTGGCTCATGCTTCATGAGTTTTTCAGCGATCCGCAGGCGCGGCGTTCTGATACCCGCCCCGCACTGCCACAGATAGATTGGCTTGATACCGGCCTTTCGAGCCAATGTGTAGCGCTCATCCACTGACAACTCAAGAATTTCAATATCTTTATCCATGACGCATATTATTATGCGTGACGCTAATGGATGTCAAGCGCAGTCGAAAATACTTGCAAAAAATAGCGCGTAGCTAAATAATGCCTGCATGATGAAAACGAAAAACACGATTGAAGAAATCCGCCTGACCAACTTGCGACTGCTTATTGAAGAGTGCGAATCAGTCATTGTCGGCAAGAAAACCTACAGGGCCGGTACTGCTACAGCGCTTGCAATTAAATGCAAAACATCTTCATCCTATTTAAGTCAAATCCTGATCCGCTTTAAGAATCCAAGCGGTAGCGTTCGGGAAGTTGGTACTGAACTTGCCAGAAAGCTTGAGAAAGGCAGCAATAAACCATTAGGATGGATGGATGTAAAACATGATGAAATTGATTCTCTGGAAAACGAGTTTCGGATTCTGTATGCCGCGATGAGTGATGAAGCCAAAACGGCTTTGCTGGAACAGGCAAGAAAATTAGCCAGGAGTAAAAAGTGAACACACTCCAATCTCAATGGGAAATTTTTGAAGAGATGTGTTTGCAAAATATTTCTGATCAGCAGCGTCGTGAAGCGCGCGTATCGTTTTACGCTGGCATGACTTCATTGATTTGTTTGCAAAACAAACTCGCGTCCGTTATGGACGAAAAAGAAGCATTGAAGATTGCCGGTATATGGCACAAAGAACTTGAAATCTTCAAGGATGAACAATTGGCAAATGCCGCGAATTGCAGTGTTTCCCATCATTGAAGCGGTTGATAAAAAATAACCCACTTGTTTTTTTGAAACGCATCTGTAGAATAGCTTCCCCGATTTGAAAATGCCAGATTAAAAAACAGGGTTTAAAATGCTGGCAGTCGGAAAGGTTTGGGGGGATTTGTGATCCGAGATAACAAGGGGGCTTTATGCAAGCTGAACTTGACGAACTACTGGCTTTGTTTCGTGAAATGAATGAAGAACAAAAGCAGCAACTTATGAAATCTGCACAGGAATTGGTAGATAAAGAAATACAAAACAGCGATTGATCGGTTTGCAAATCTCCAAAAGAAAACCAGCTTCGGCTGGTTTTTTTGTTTTATTTAATGTTATGCACCACGCAAATTATTCTTGACAGTTATGCGTGACGCATAATATGCTTCGTCCAACACAATGCTACCAAAGGGGCAATGATGTTTGGAACCAATACAGCCAGCGTCGAGAGAAAAGCGTTCAGGGACGACTTGAACCGTTTCCTTGACGCTGAAGCTGCCAAAGACCGCCTGGACAATCTGATCGAGGAACAAGCTTTGTATCTCGTTCAGTCAGGCCAAGAATGCTACCCGTGGACGTTTGAGCACTTTGAAGAAGCCATTGGCAATGCGCCCAATGGTGAGCGCATGGTCTTGTTCGCAACGATAGCTTCTGCTGTCGATCTGCATCTGGATAATCATCTTGCAAACCACGCCGCCCTTTCTGCTGTGAAGCAGTTGGTGGAGAAATATTGGCTTGAGTGTGCAAAACATGAGGCTGAGAAAAATGGCTGAAAAAACGCATTATAGAAAAGCTTTTGATTCCCCCTATCTATCCAGCGCAGACATCGTTGAGCCAATCGTCCTGACTGTCGATCATGTGTCTCTGGAACCGGATCGGACAAAGAAGACCAAGGACGTTTTCAATACCGCCTACTTTGTTGAAAAGGAAATTCGCCCCGGCGAAAAGTTGAAGCCCATGATCCTGAATGCAACCAACAGCAAGACCATGAAAGGCTTGGCTGACTCACCCTATATCAATGACTGGAACAACATACAGGTGATGGTCTATGTGGATCACAACGTTCGTTTTGGCAAAGAAACCTTGGATGGCCTGCGCATCCGGGCACATGAATCCAGGAAAAAATTTCTCACGCCGGACAATGAAAAACTCTGGGAAGGTGCAAAGGCCGCTTTCAAGCGCGATGGGAATTTGAAGTCTGTATTGGAGCGTGTTGCCATGACAGATGAACATCAAATGCTTTTGATGGAACAATGCAAAGAGGTCGCTGGTGATCTTCCATGATGTTACCCAAAACTCTGACGAATGGTTTCAACTACGCTTGGGTAAAGCTACGGCATCACGGTTTGGTTGCATCATGGCGAACGATGGCAAGGCGTTTGGCGATCCGGCTAAGGATTATGCACTTCAACTTGCTCTCGAATTGGCGACTGGCAAGAAAGCTGAATTCAGCTTCACGAATGAACATACCGAGCGCGGACATGAGCAAGAACCTGTTGCTCGAATGCTCTACGAAGAAGAACAGTTTGTTTCGGTAACGAATGGCGGATTTTTTGATTGGATTGAATATGGCGACTCACCGGACGGGCTGGTTGGCGATGAAGGCGTTCTGGAAATCAAATCGGTTGTCGCCAAGACACACTACGCAACCCTGCGCCGGGGAAGCTTTGATCCGGTTTATAAGTGGCAACTCATTGGGCATTTGGACTGCACAGGAAGGAACTGGGTGGACTTTGCAAGCTACTGTGCGGACTTCCCGCCAGCCAAGCAACTAATTACGTACAGACTGAATCGGGATCAGGTGGGGAACGAGATTATACGGCTAAATGAACGACGTGGGGAATTTTTGAAGTTAGTGCGGGAAATCCTTGGAGCTATTGGATAATTTGATTAATCTGAGTAGAATGTATAGCGGAATGCTACTTTTGCATTCAGGACAACTTCAAACAGGTTATCTAGTCAAGGAGCAAAAAAAATGACTGCGCCAACGCAAAGAGAATTACCACTTAGCAAAGATGAACGATTGAAATTTGTGAATGCTGTTTTAGAGGCCAAGAAAAAAAATCCCGATTGGGGATGGAAGCCTCTTTTTGAACAAGCCCGGAAGGTTCTTAAGCTGGGACGAATGAGTTCAGGAATTGATCATCCGAATAAATTGACTTGGATTAAACCCATGCTTGGCATTGAAGAAAATACCAAATCGAAAAATAGAAAAGAATCACCCACTATGCTGACAGAAATTGAAAAATCTTCAAAGAATACTGAGCGGAACAAATTTCAGCCGAAATTTAGTGCAGAAGAAAAAATGACTTTCGCAAAAGCCTTTTTCGAGTTCAGAAAAAACAATCCCGGACTCGGGAATCTACACGCTATCCGTGCAGCAAGAGAAACGATGCCGGAACATAAAAGAATGTGCAAACATATAGATAGCGTAAAACAAATTCCCTGGATTATTCCGCTAATCGAACAACTTGAAAATCCGCCCAAGGCTCCATCAAGATTTGACTGTAAATTATCAGACAAAGAGAAGGAGCAATTTACTGATATTGTTTACAAGCTCAGAAAAGGCGGGGCAACAGGGGCGCATTGTATGCGGGAAGCAAACAGTTTCATGCCTGAAGGACACAAGCTCGCCTCAGTTCACCCAAGCGGTGTGCCATGGCTTATGCGCGCTCTTGCCAAATTAGATGAGGCCGACAAGAGCAAGATTGTGATCGACCATAGGAACACGCTTCCAAAGCCGCCAGAAGAGATACCCGAAATCCAGCGCGAAAGAAAACACTCGACAACAAAGACATATTGGAACGAAGAGGACAAACAACTTTTTGCCGAAGTCGCTTATCAATTGAAGATGTGCAATCCAGGCTGGGGTTGGCAGCAAATTCTGGATATGGCAAATAAAGAAATGCCCGGACATAAACAACGCCCGAAGATGCCACCCTCACCAAGTCAGATTCCGTGGCTTTCTCCGATGTTTGATGAGATAGCAAAACGTCCGGCAGAGAAATATGTACCCGAGCCAGAACCTGTTGCACCTGTTGCAGCGCCTCAACCAGTTACCGCACAACCAATGGACATGCAAGCATTGATGATGGCCGCATTTGAAAAAATTGCTCGGGAACAATTGGCATTGGGAACTATGAATATTCCTACGGCAATCAATGGCACAGTGCAACCAGAAAAGATAGAAAAGCCTCAAAAGAAGAAAGTAGTCGTCGTTGGTTTGCTTGCAGTACAAACAAATGACATTCAGAAACGATTTGGACACAAGTTTGATTTGAAATTTATTGGATCAAATACGCCAAATCAGCAAATCAGGGATGCAATGAAAAATGCGGATGTTGGTATTTTGATGACGCGATTTGTTTCACATCCGACACAAGCGGCAATGCGTAGTCATCCTGGATTTACTTTCTGTAATGGCAATAGTACGGCCCTAGAAAATTTGCTTGAAGAGAAGATTGTGAGCTTGGGGATCGGACAATGAACTTTGTGGGCGTAGTCATAGATGATTGGAAGCTGCCGCCCAACGTGGAGTTCAGGGGCGCTGCGCAGACTCATCGCGCAGCGTCACCCGGAACGAAAGGTAAGATGTTATGGCAAATAACAGAATGTTTTTGGTGTATCGGCCAACCGGCGATGCCGTTTACTTGGGCAAGCGCATGGGGTTTGGTTGGTACGGAACGCCAGAGGATTTGGCGGATCGAGTGGTTAAGCTTTTCGAGAAGGCCGAAAAGGCCGCTGGAGAAGGCGACTTTTCGCAGGACGATTTTGCGATTGCGCTTGAGAAGGGCAAGAGCCAGCCGCACGCAATAGACAAGTGGCAGTACAAAAAAATGAAGGAAGGCAAGGTGCGCTCATTGGCAATTGATGATTCAGTGCCGTATGGAAAACCGGAACGCATCTAACGTGTAGCTAACCAGCCACCAAACACAAAACTAAGGACGAAGTGATGACAAGACCGAACGACGCAAAACACGCCGTTAGGGGTAGACATGAAAAAAGTGCGTAACGGAAAGTATGAGTACAAAGGATTTGAGGTCACTAATCATGGTTACTACTCGCCAGAACAATGTGTTTGGTGGGAAGCGGTGAATCCAGAAACTGGATGTGCTGATTATCACGCTCACACCAAAAGAGAAATCAAAAGAATGATTGATGCGGATACCCCTAACTAGAAGCTAACTCGGTCGCCGAAGGCGATCCGGCGACTGAAAGGAGCGAAAGTTGAACGTAAAGTTAGCCACACCACAAGCCGGAGAAGTGTGGATTGGAAATAAAAGGCGGCTCGTGTTGCATATAACCGACATGTGGATTTACTACCGCATTGAGGGCAAAAATTATACCAAGCGATGCTGCAAGGCAACTTGGCGATCATGGTGTGAACGATACGGCTCGCATGTGGCTAACGCCTCAAGCTAACTCGGTCGCCGAAGGCGATCCGGTGAGCGAAGCGAACGA